TAAGTAAGCCCTTTCAATTTCTCCTAATTCATTTTTTCTCTTCATGGGAAGAAAAATAATAAAATTATTTCTTTTTACATATGGAGAAATTTTATCATAATCAAAAATTATATTTCCTTCTTCATCTTCATCTTTAAAGCTTAAATTATAAGAAGTTAACCCACTAGCCATAGCCATAACTTGAACTCCTTTAAATAAAAATGTCTTTGGATTTTCTTTTACATAATTAGCTGCTACCCTAAATGCTTGCATTGAAGCATTAAAATATGGTATAAAGTTGTCAACAGCTTTTGATAAAACTCCTCCCTGTGAAAAGTCCATATACTCTCTAGCTTTATGAGTTGCCTTTTTACCTAACTCTTTTAAAACATCAGCTGATATTTCAGATTCATTTTCTAAGCCATTATCTTCAACATATTGTTTTCTTAATTTATTTAGATGTCTTCTCCTAACAGCTAACCTAGTAATTATCTCACTAGTTTCATTTATATATCCTAATGCATTATATACAGCATCAACTCCTTTTTCAAACTCTGTTTCTCTCGCATATAAACCTTTATCCTCTAATTGTTTTTTACGAGCTTGATAAAACTTAGTTCCTCCTTCTCTTATAGGCCTCCCCTGTATGCTTAATAAATCCATACCACCTCCTTCATTTATATAATCCTCATACTGACCTGTTCTTCTAACAGAATCAGTTATAATGTTTTTATAATCAAACCCTAATTGAGCTAAAGCAACAGGTAAAAACTTACTATAATTATCTGTAAATGTCAATACATGAGCTATATCTCTTGGCAAGTTAGCAAAAGCAAACGCTATATTAATACCTGTAGCCATTGTCCTTAAAACAAAACCACCCATAGCAATTCTAATATAATGAGCAACTCCTTGTTTTATTAAAGGATCTTGAGTATTCCAGTATGCAGAAACTTCATCTTTTAAACCAACTCTCTTTTCAACTCCATTTTCGTAGTACCTTAATATACTATAGCCTTCTTTAACTGGATTAAATTTTCCTTGTTTTGTAACTGGAATAACATAACCTAAGTCACCCATTTTTTCAGGGTTTGAAGCTATTAAATTAGCTAGTGCTTTATTAGCATCATTTGCAAAAACAGATTTATTTACAGAAAGAATAGATGTTTGAAGAAGCCACCTTGAATCATTAAATAAATTATCTATGCTTCCCTTATCAAGTTTCTTTAAAGTTTCTACAGTCATACCACGACCCAAACTATTATCTTGCTCGTTTTCAAACATGTGCTCCATAAAAAATCTAGGACTATAATCTAGCTTTGACAGTCTATCATAAGCTGTTTTTGAAATTAATCCATTATCATATTTTATTTGCAATATTTTTCCAAATTCTGAAAAGTATAAATCTGCTCTTCTATTTAAGTCATTAAACTTTTCTTCCCCAAGGTTATTTTTTAATTCATTTAAATAAACTGTAGCTCCTTCCGATGTCTGATTATTTGGGTGTTTTAATCTTTTTTCACCTCTTTCATCGTAATCTTTGTCTAGTTGTTGTATTCTTCTAATTTCTATTATTTGATTTAAATACATTTCATCTTTTGTGCTAATGCTTCTTCTACCAAACTTAGTAGGTGATTTATATATAGCATCAAAAGCTTTTTTAATTTCTTTTTTAGCTGATGGTGTAGCTCCTGCAACTAAGTTTCTTTTAATTATGGCTTGTGTTGCAGTTTCCATAATCTGTGATTTTTCTTCTTTTGATAAGTTTCTACCCATTGCACTCTCAGCACTTTTAATTATTGCTTTATATGTTGGAGCTTGAGCACTAAAAAACAAATGCTCAGTCTTTGTAATAAGAGCAGCAACTCTAGAACCAAATGACATTTTTACATCGTTTCTTTTAAATCTATTTTCAAAAGATTCCCATGTTTTATGTGATTCTGGATTCTCTGGTAATGGTATACCCTTCTGAAAGTCAATCTCATTAAATACTTCACCTGGTATTTGTATATCAAGGTCTGTAGACCTATCTGGATTTATACCAGCTTTTTGGAACATAGGGCTATCTATATCTGAAAAGTCTTCTCTATAAACAGACCTAACTTGCTGTGGTTCAAATATAGCTATATTTTTAGTTGCTTTAACACCAGCTGATATTTGTTCTGCTGTTAGACTTAATCTGTTTTCAGAAATAAACATAGCATCAAACCCTAATTTTTTTATAGCCTCTACAACATTATTGTCTTCAAGAGTCATCCAGTCTCCTGTTGATAATTTTTTTACAGGAATGTTTACTTCTTTTAAAAGAGCTTTTACATGATTTTTATTTTCAAAATCAAATGGATTGTCTGCTTTTAAATAAACAGGTATTATATTACCACCACTATAATAACCAGCTTTAGAAAAGTTATAAGTTTTAGTGTAGTCCTCTGCAAACAAAGGATCTGGTGAAAAGAACTTTAATCCACTTTCTTTAAATGCTTTGAAAGCGTGAGATGTTCCATGGTAAAAAACTTTTGGTGTTCCATCTTTTTCTATTAATTTAGAATCACCAAACCATTCGTAAAAACCTGTAGGTTCTTTTTGGAAATCAACATCATTTTGAGCATCATTAATATTTGACCCTAAAACTGTAGATTGCTTTGCTAAAGCCCCTTCTGTAAAGTCAGCTTTTGGTTCTCCTTTTTTGAGTTTCTTGCCTGGTATATTAATTAAGTCTTTTATATTAAATACCCTACCATCTGTTGTTTCAAACTGCACCCCAGATATTACCTCATTAAAGAATGATTCATATGTAGCTGGTTTTAAATTTGAATCTGAAGCTCTAATACCAAACCATATAGCTGCTTGAAGCTCAGCTGGTTTTATATTTCTTTTTTCAGCTTCTTGTTTTATCATTGTTTCAAACAATCTATAATCAGAGCTTGTAAGATTAGATCTGTTTTCTGTATCAAATCCAAATGCCCTCATCATCCACACATCTAAAACAACAGCATCTAAATTGCCACCAATAGCTTTTCTAAAGTTTTGAAGTTTTTCATTTCCATAAGGCTCCCCTTTAAATGCTTTTATAAACTTAGGGTCTGTTAGCTTTATGTCTGTAGTCATGCCAGGATTTATCATAGCTGACTTATCAACTCTAACTTTTGTTTTTGTTTTATTCCACTCGTTTTTTCCTTTGTTCATTTTATACATAATGACCTGTCTGCCATTTCTGCTGTGCCCTATAAGGATACCTCTGTGTTTTTTATTTTTACCACTTTTGTTTGGTAAAGCATATTGTATTTCACTACCAGGCTCAACCTTTAACCAATCATCAATAGAAGCAACTTCAAATGGTGTGTGTCTACCTAAAAGTGGCTCACCTAATTTATAAGATATATAAGTTTGAAAAGCCATTTTAATGTTAGTGTCAAGTTTATTGTTAGCAGATAGTATAGTTACTATATCTAAAAATGTATCTATGTCCTCACCAAAAAATGGTTCAAAATAATCTTTAATATTATTATACCATTGTGAAGCAGGAATCTTACTACCTCTACCAAATCCATCAGGAACATTTACATCTGAACCTAACCCATAAAGCATATCAAGATTTTGAGGTGTTAAGAAGTACCCATCTACAACCCTTTGATAAGAGTTTCTAAGCTGATCAACAGCAATCTCATATGCACGATCTAAATGTGTTTTACCTTTGTGCGTGCCTGTATTTATTTTTTTCTTTATATCACTACCAAAAAGATTAACCATATCTTGATTAAACTTTCGTTTTTTAAGATTAGAAAAGTTAGCATAAGATTTAAGGCCATCTATCATACCTTTAAATCCTTTTCTTTTTGGTGTTTTTGTTTCTTTCCAAAGATCAGGTTGAGACCAAAGTAAATGAGAAGCATATGGTCCAACATATTGATTCATGTATATATTTAAGTCACTACCTGTTTTTATTTCAAAAGGTAATTTTTGCTTATTGTCTTGTGCTTCTTTTGCTATTCTAGCTGCTTTTTGATTAACAAGTCCTTTTGTTACATTTAACTCTTGTCCTGCTAATAAAGACTTTGCAGAATAATCTAAGAATGTTTCAAGGTTTACATTTTGAATATCTACTTCTGGTCTTATTCCCATCATAGATTTTATGTAATTCATAAGTTCATTGACATATGAAGTAACTAAATTCTTTTTTTGAGCATCAAATATATTAGCACCTCTTTCTCCTATGGCTTGTACCAAAGCTTCTTCTAGCTGCTTATCTCTTGATTTTTCTGAATAAAATTGTTTTACATAGTCATCGTACTCTGTACCTTCAATAAGGTCAATGCCTTTTTGATATAATGCTTTATCTTGTTCGTTTTCAGAAACTCTTAAAGCAGATACATATATGTGTCCAAACTCATGCACAGCTGTATCTTTTGTTACAGTTGATGGGTTTAAATATATAACTCCACCTTTTGCAACAAACCCTCTATCAAGCTGAGTTCCACCTTCTTTTTCTGATACCTTATTAAATTCATCTTGATTATAAATAACTTTTACATTAGGTATGGCTTGCTTTAGTCTAGAAACCATAGACATAACATAACTTCTGTTTGCTTTTTCGGCTGGCCTTAAAAGATCTTTTATTTTATCTACATCTCCTTTTGCCTGTAGCCTTTGTTCTTCAAGTCTATTAGATAACATTTTGCCAACATAGTAATGTTTTAAAGAAACACTTCTATTTACAAAAGACATTGTAGTCGGATCAAAGTTAAGACCCTCCATAAATCCCATTTGGCTAACACCTATTAGTTCCTCAAGTGTTGGGTCAAGCTCACCATGAATTTCTTCTATGTTTGTAAAAGGTACTCTATTTGTAAAATCAATAGGAATTTTAAATGCTTGTTTTTTCCCATCAATAGTAGCAACAGAAAATGTTTGTTCTTCTAATACTGGATTACCATACTCTATACCTTTATCCATTCTAGGATTAACAGTGCCATCCATATATAAAAGACCATGTTTATTAGACACAACAGACTCTTGCTGCAAGTCTTTTCCTAATTGTAAAGCCTGATCAATAGTTAACCCTTCTACTATAAAAGATTGTTCTTCTTGAAAATAATAACCAGGTACTGTTGTGAACTTTAAATTTGGATTTCCTTGCTGTAATAATTCTAGTTGAGAAACAAGACCTTGGTTTCTTTTAACATTTTCCTCCTTAGATAAATTTACTGCTCCTGGGTTTTCTGCTGTTAATATATAATAGTCTCCATCTTCAATAAAGTTTCTTTCTATATTTTCACCTGGGACTGAACTCTCATAAAAAGCCAAACTTTTTTGTTTGCCTTCTAATAAACCTATTTTTTCAGAAATATCTTCCCTGTTAGGGTCTTGTTCCTCTAGTTTATTTAAGTTATCTTGCTCTTGTTTTAGCTGTATAGATATATCCTCTTTTGTTTTATTAAGTTCATTTTCATCAACTTCTTTATATGAGTCTTTTTGTTCTTGTGTTATTTTTGTTACATCAACCTGTTTACCAAGTTTTTCGTTTATTAAATTATTTACTAAATCATCTTTACCATAAACTTGAACATCAAACTCTTTATCTCCCCTTTTTACAGCACCAATATATTCATCGTTATTTAACAATTCAACAACTTCTTGCTTAGTAGCAACCCTGTCTCCTATAGAATAATTAACTATATCTGTTTTAGAACCCAAAACATTACTTAATTGTTTTTCTAAATCTTGTATTTCTCCCTGAAGCTGAAGAACAACTGCTGCATTTTTGCCTTCTTTTTGTTTTTCTAGTTTGTCAATCTCTACCTGTAAAGCAGTAGCTTCCATTTTTAAATCATCAGGAATACCTGTGGGTATTTTTTTAGCTGCTATTTTATAAGCAAAAACATTAGCCATTAAATCAAAACCTGTCTGTGCATCATACAACCCATTTTCAATATCAAGGGCCACTTGATTTTCTAATTTATCATAATTGCTTGCTGCATAATCCCACCAAGACCTACTATTTTTTGTATCCTTTAAAGATGATGCTATATTCCCACTTCTAGCTACTATCACTGCACCTGCTGTTAAAACAGCTGTTTCTGCAAATTCATCAGATGATATGGCTGGGTCAAAAACATCTTTACCTGTAGCCTCTCTAAATAATATTTCGTTAGCAGACTCAGATATTGTTTGAGATAATTCTTGAGCAACCTCTAATGGAACACTTCTAAATATAACATCAGACACTTCTTTTTTAGCATTTACTAAACTTGTTTTATAATCAAACTTTAGCTTTGCTCCTTTTTTTGTTTCTTTTGTTAAGCTAATTAAGTTTTTACTTCCCTTAGATCTAGCTTTGGTAAAAGCAGCTAAAGCATTATTTACCACTTGATTATCAGCACCCCCTAATATTTTATAGTTAGGGTTTATAAGTTCTAATAAAGCTATAGATAAACTAGCACTAGTTGAAAAAGCATTAGCTTCTGTTTCGCTTAATCCTTCTTCTACTGCTCTTCTATATAAATCATTTTCAGTTAGCAGGTAACTAGAAACAATAAGTCCTGAGTTTTTACTTATAGCTTTGCTAAAAGTTTTTTCAAGCCCTTTTTGAAATACTCTACCAGTATACATTAAATAAAATAAAGTACCTGCTGCTTCTATACTATTAGGCACAGTAGCAAACCAATCTCTTTTACCAATTAAAGGTTCTTTGTTAAATTCTTTTAAAGCATACCCTTCTGAAAGTTCTTTCATTAAATCTTTACCAACAAATCTTTCAACTTTATTTGGGTCATAAGCTCTTATCTCTCCTTGTTTGTTTTCAGAAACATAATACTGATTCCCATCAGAACCTGTTATCATATGACCCCTTTGAAACATTTTTTGAGATGGCTCCATAAAAATATTTTTTTCTGCTTGCCTAGTAAATAAATCACTAAAAAACTCACCAGAGCTATAAAGTCCATCATCAAAAGAAGCACCAACCCCCCCTAGTCCAAGTGACTCTGTTGTAGAACCATATAGCTTCTGAAGATAAGTAGCAGCATTTGTTATTGCTGCTGCTGTACTAAAAACACTTCTATTTAAACTTTCTCCAAGAGCACCTATACCCCTTTTAAAATTATAAAACTTTTGTTTAACTAAACTGCCATTTTCTTTTATGTCAGCATACTTTCTATCTACAGCTAATTGATTTTGTGTTTCCTTATAGTATAATGGGAACTCCTGTATATTTACATTTTGCCACCCTGACTTAACATCATTTTCTTCTGTCTCATTAGTTAATAAAGAATTATATAGTTTTGGTATATTTTTATTTGGATCTATTTCATTTAATCTGTTTACAGTCTCATTATATATGTTTGATGTCTTTTCAAATAAAGCAATATCATTTGGGTCAATAACTGTATCAGGATTTGTTGCAACTAACATACCCTGATCATCTGGAGTGAGATTGTATTTTTTTATAATACCTTGTATGGTCTGATTTAAATTATCTAATGAATCTAGTTTTTCTGTATATTCTTCTATGTTTGGAGTTAACTCAAGTCTAGCATTTAAAATGTTTCTGTCGTTATCTACAACCTGCATTTTTGAACCTAAAAATTCATTAACTAACTCATATTTCTTTTTATCATCAACAAAAACTGATTTATCAAATAAAATTCCTTTTTCGCTAAAACCTTTTCTATCTAGGAAAAAAGAAAATTCTCTTAAGTCTATTCCCTTTAGTTGCCCCTCTGTAAAGTTTTCGCTAATAAAATCATCTACTATTTTCTTTTTAGATGGTGGTAAGGTAATCTCAGGTGCATCTACTCCTGGGTTTGTTTCTTTATTCCACCAGTTAGAACCTTCATCCTCAAACTCTTTTATTTCTTGTGAAGAATATGTTCTATTAATATAACCTTTAACTTGGTCTTGATATGTTGTCCAGTTTTCTCTTGCAAGAAAATTAGAAAATTCTTGTCTTTCTGAAGATGTAACTTGATTAGATAAATCTATTTTTTTCTTTTCTTCTTCCTCTTCTTTTTTTGTTTCTTTTTCTTCATCTCTTTCTTCTTTACCTATATTATAACTAACTTCTAATAAGTCAGGGTCTTGAGAGTTTTCTTCTACGAACATCATGCCATCGTCAAAAATAGCACCTGATGCACCACCACCTGGTGTAATAAATCCACCTATTTGAAACTTCTTTACAACTTTTGTGTTAAATAAAGATTCATCTATGTCTTGTGGTTTTATAGGTATAGCGTTATCTGGGGCAACTTCAAACACCTCTACTCCAAGCATGTTGTATATCTTGTTGCCTTGTTGTATATATTTACCTGGTGCTAGACTATATGGATTAGAGGGGTCAAGAAACATAACCTTTGTTACACCTCCCTTAAAAGTTGGACCAGCTTCTGCTATAATCTCTTTTGATGACTGAAACCTAGGACCTGATTGCTCCGATCCTCCAGCTACCAATCCAGATGTAGAGCCATCCAAATCTTTTTTTTTTACATCTGAGAAGAAAGCATTAAAATCTCCTCTAGTAAAAGTTGTGTAGTCTTTGTTTGTTTCAATAGCATTATAAATGCTTCTTGCATTTTCTGCATCAGTTAAAAAATCTCTAAACTGAGACAAAGTTCCTACATCAGAGTAGTTAGGGTCTAACGAAAGCTTTTCATGTAACTTATCTACCATTGTTATAAATTATTATTTTATTCCTAAACTAACTGGGATTATTCCACCCATTCTAAAGTTTGTTTTTTGTAAAAATTCTTTTCTATTCTTAGCAAAGTCTGGATTTTGAACTAATTTAAGTAAAGCTAATGCATCAGCTTTATTTTCTTTAGAAAAACTATCCACATCACCCTCTGTGAAAACCATAAATCCATTATAACTATCAGAGGCTACAGAGTCAGTCATTTCAGCTATACCAAACTTTAGTGGTCTACTTTCTTTTGTATTTATAGTCCCACCTAAAACAGCTTTATATGTAACATTTTGATTGTTTGTTAATAACTGATCTTCTTGCTGAGGTGTTAGTGGGTTTCCACTATCATCAAATGCTAGTATTGTCATTTGCTGTGCACTAAATGGTACATTGTTAATGGCCCCAATATCATTGCTTCCAGGTACCAAACCAAAAGATCCTCCTATGTTATAATAATATTTTTCTGACTTGTAACCTGTATCTATTGTCTTTTTAGTTACAGCTGTGTTGTATATAGATGTAACTTCATTACCACCAACACTCTGTGTATCTGCTGTCATATTATCAAAGAACCAGCTTGAGTCTCTATTACCATAGGCACCTGTTGTTCCTGGTCCTGGTCCTTTTTGCTCAGATATAGTTTCAGAAACTTTAATTGCTTGATATTCATCATATGTCTTTACACCTAGATTTCTTTTAACTAATTCATATTCATCGTTTATCATATTATTAGTTAAAAATAATATTTCTTCACCCAGAGTTGTCCCTGTGCCAAGTTTTTTCCAAGCTTCAGAGTTCATTGCTGGGTTTATTAATTCCCCACTATCTAAAAGCCCTTTTGCGTGAACAGCTAAATAGGTTTTTATATCTTGATCTATATCACTACCATTAGAAAGTTTTGTAGATGGCTTCCTAATATAATTATCAAAAGAAAAGTAACCAGATGGATTAAAAGAAAAATTAGTTAAATCTCCTGAAAAATCATAACCACTTATAGCATTTCCCTCTGCATCAACTCTGGATGGGTCAGCAACATAAAAATCAGAAAGTATTGGAAAGTTATCCTCATCGCTAAAAATTTCATTTTTTTCTGTTACTCTGTCTCCACCTTCTAAATCACTTTCAGAAACCATTGTAGTTATATATGATAAATTATCTCTAGCATCATTAAAATTTGCAGATTTTATTAGTTTAGTCTTATCAAACCTATATAGCTCTGAGTAAGATAAATACTGCTGCTGTTGACCTTCTGGTGCATCAGGGTTAAAAACTTCAAATTTTATTTGACCATTGTCATCTAAAACAATTTGACCTGTAGCATTGTTTCTTCTTTTATTAAAGTCATCATATAAAGATTGATTATATGTGTTATTATACTCACTATCTGAAACACTAGTAATCTGTTGAAAAATTTCATTAACTTTAGAAAAATCAGTATTAGTTGCAGAAAATATACTATTAGCCTGTCTTAAAACACTACTTAAATTTTGCTGATAATTAGTTGTAGCATCTCTTAATATTTTATTATCTGTTATTGATTGTGGTTGCAAAGAAGCAAGCTGATAGTTGTCAACAGTAGTTCCATCCTCTAAAACAGTAGTTCCATCTAAATAACTTTCATATAGTTTTGTTATTTCATTAGCAGCAAGCTCAAAGTTTGGATCGTAAATAGATTGTTTTAACCTACCAATCTCAGAAGATAAATTATTTTGTCTGTAACTTGGTGCTTGTTTTCTGTTCGCTGCTTCTTGTGCTAACAAAATCTCAGAAGTAGGCATAGCCTTATTCAAATCTGGTGTAGCCAGAGTAAGTGGATTTACTGCTTTTGCCATTATAGTTTAACTATTAAAAGACCATCCATTCCTTTTTCTCCTCCTTTGTTCATCATCATTCCCCCATGTCCATATTTTTCTGCTAGGTCTTTGTCCATTTTTTGTTGTACCTTTTCTGGTAGTTTAGCAAAGCCTTTAAACTTATCAGGAACCATTGCCCCCTTTTCAGCTTTTGCTTGTTTTCTTTCTTGTTCTTGCATTTTAAATCTTGTAAACAAAGCTGATAAGAATGACATTAAACCATCTTTATCTTCGTTATCTATAAAAGATTGTATTTCTTCAACATCGCCTGGTGCGATGATAGCTTCATTACCTGTAGCTTCACCTATCTTTTCTCCATCCTGAACTATATCTATTGGGTTTTCTTCATGTGAAAACTTACCTGGTGTTACATCTGGTGTTCCTTCTTCTGCTTTAATAAAAGCACCATCATCAGCATCAAAAGCCCCTGCTTTAACCGAACCCCCTAAACCAGTCATCAAATCAGTTACACCACCAGCTATGTTTTCTTGAGCTGCTGTTTTAGCTTCCCCTATAGCTGTTGCTTCAGCTGTATATAAATCTAAATTTCTTTGAGTTTCAGCATCTTGAAATTGCCCAACTGTTTGTGCAGTTTCTATTCCTCTTTGACCACGACCTGATGCAAATTGACTTGCTAGCTTTGAAGTATCTTGTTGAGATTTTAAAAAAGCACCACTGCCAGAAGCAGTTGGGTCATATTTTGTTACATCAGCTGCTGTTGTGCTTATATTTGATAAAACATCTTCTTCAAATTCTCTTTGTGATACTGAAGTTCCTTCTGTTAAACCTAGTTCTTTTATGCTAGATGGTATATCTGTAGATGGCTCCTGCAAGTTTTCTGCTGCTTTGTTAGCTTGCCTTAATGCAACACCACCCATTATACCTTTAGTTAACGCTGAAGCTCCTCCAATAATAAGTGGCAGAAATGGAACTATTGCCTGTTGGGAACCTACTCCTACATCAAATGTTAATATTTCGTATATAAATTGTAGTATTTCCATATTCAGTTATTTTTTACAAATATAATAAATTATGTTGACTTTCGTTTAGAGGGTGTTGACTTTTCTATAGGAGTAAAACTTAAAGAAGCACTATAAAGCTCTGCTTTTTCATTAGTGTCATTCTCCATATTTACTCTAGCATAGTATCCTTTATACTTATCTCCCTCTGCAATATTGTTTCTTTCTACATACCCAAAGAAAGTTCCTGATGCATCTGGATAAGCAGATTCTAAAACTATAGTAGTATTATTTGTTACAGATGCCACAGTCCCAACTAAGTCTCCACCATCTTTTCTTATTATGTCTCCTTGTCTAACTACGCTATCTTGAGCTGTAGTTAAAGTAACAGTTGTGCTTGCATTTGTTAAAGTTATAAACCCTAAGCCAAGAATATTAGTACCCTTATTATTTTTTTGATTAGGGTTTGCTACATCTGCTCTTTTTAATTCAGCATAGTATCTTCCTTCTCTTTCGTCAAACTCTGTCCCATTTATGCTATCCTGACTTGATAATAATTCTTGGAGAGTTTGTGTTTGTGTTTCCCCAATAAAATTAACACTACCTTGCACATAAGCAAATACATTAGATAATGTAACAGTGGCATTATCTTGGAGAGATATACTTACATCACCAGATGTTATAGGGTCTGGAACAGTTCCTGTATATGCATCAAATATTCCTAGTATTGAACCATCATCATATTTTATAATATCTCCCTTTTTTAATGTAACTCCATCTGTCCTAACCCCTGTAATAGTTGTGCTACCAGCTGTTGATGATATATTACCCAATCCAAAAATAGAATTAGTTGTAGATCCATTATCTAAAAATATACCTCTTTCTGTATCTATAACAGGATGCCCCATATTAAAAGCCCTGCTTTCAACTAAGTTTGTAATTATATCATTTACTCTCCATGGGTGGCTACCCTCTAGTTTAATTGCATGATATGCTTTGTTTACATTTGGGCTAAGATTAGATATAAAATCTACCTTACACTTGTATTGCATACCATAAAAAACATTTCTTAACTCATTTTCATCATGTATGTATAAGTTTCCAGCTGTAAAAGTAAACATTCTACTGTTCATTTTTGCCATATAATCTGGTGCATAAGAATAAAAAGAGGTCCATTTATTTGCAACTACACTAAATGCTAGTGTATCAGAAGCTATTATGTTATCCCTAACTAAAGCATAAGTATCTCCACCTGGAGTAAATGTTTCTTCAACAGGGTCGTATGTTCCAGGTATTGTTGTTAAAGTCCCACCTATATCAATTTTTATTTCTAAAGGAAACTCATTGCCATTTATTAATTGAGCAAATGATATAAACAACATCATCCCCTCTTTATATCTTTTTATTTGAAGTGCTTGAGAATCTACTTGCATGCCTCCTCTTTCATCTGTTGCATAGCCTACCTTACCAGAAAAAGCATTAGAACCATTAGCAGTTAACACAGCAGTTGTGTTATTTGTTATGCTTGAAACTTCTCCTATTTTACCCTCTGGAGTTCTAACAGTATCTCCTACATTTAATTCAGTTTCAAAAGCAGTTCCACTTCCTGTTAAGGCTGTAGAAGATGTAGAAGATGTTACACTACCTGTTAACTTTTTAGAACTCCTAGCTTTAGACCTTGGATCAACTTCATAAGATAATTTAAATCCAGATAGTGAGTTTTCTTTAGGAGGAACAACTCTACCTATTTCCTCATTTCTAGTTCCAAATGGTATTTCTGTAACTACCTTTCCAGTATCTAAAAATTCTATTTCATCTGGAGATGGAGAAAACATAATAGGTGTAGGGTCACTAGGTATAGGCTCTGTTGGTATAGTAGGATTATTGTCTGTACCTGTGCCTCCTGTTCCCCCTGGTATTGTAGGGTCTGTATCATCAGGTGGTAAAGTAGCAGAGTCACCTGTAGATTGATTTACTAAACTAGATGCTAATAAATTTTGAAAACTAACTATATATTCATCATATCTTGAATCATACCCACCAACAATTTTAAGTTTTGCTGAACTAGATAAAGACAAATATTTATCTGACTTTCTTCTAAAAAAACTTTTCATGCCTCTGTCAGATATAACATCAAATTTATTGCCCCCCATAACACAAACAGCTCCTCTTTTTATATCAACAAAAAAGTCCATGTCCCCAACCTGAACATGACTTTCTGGATTTTCACATATACCATAATTAGAAGTTATAGGTGTTTGAACATTAGCCAAAAACAAAGTAGATTGTGTTATTATTTCATCAGCTGAAGCTGACTGTAAAACAGATTTATTAACTAAAACTTTTGAAACTTGATTTTCTTGAAAAACAATTAAATCTGTTCCTTGTTTAACAATTTTTTGTATGCTCCCCATACTAACATCATAATCTTTTACAGGGGATAATATAGGATTAAAAGAACTTAATCCATTAAATGTTAATAAAGAATTTACAGGCTCAGAAGAAACCATAGAAGATATTCTTCTTACCCTTCTTGCATCTTCAACATATAAATGAGGCCTTCCTAAACCTGGAGTATCAGACTTGAAAAAATCATTAAACATATAGTCTTCAACATGAAAAGGTCCTTTTAAATCACTTACATTTGTACCACCAACTGTATCTGAACTATCACTAACATCTCTAGCATCTCCACCTAATAGTTGTTTTCTTTGCTTAAAATAAACATCACCACTTGTAAAAATACCATTTGCTTGCCTAACTCTTCTAACATTCCCACCTGCTTCTTGTGTAAAGTCAGCCCACACTCTTGTTGCTGTCACATATATGGCTCTACTTGAATCTGCTATTCCCCCAGAACCTGTTTCATCTGCTGATATAATTGTATGAAGTTTATTTACTCTTACTTGGTACCCTGTTGAGTTGTTAGCATCCCAACTATCTATTTCAACTACATCACCGACATTATATCTTGCATTGTTAGTAGCGTTATCTACCACCTCAAAAGCTAACCTTCCATCTACCTTTAAAACCATTCCCATAGTATTGGCAGTATCAGTGTCTGTATTTTGATCTCTGTATCCAGAATCTCCCTTATGATATCTTGTTCCTGTTCCAGCATCGCCTATCTCTTTTTTAGTTCCTATTTCAAAATAAGTTCTTGTTTTATTAGCTGTTTTTTTAGGCCTATAAACTTCAATTAAAGAGTTTAGATACTTATCATTACTAAAATGCATTATTGAACTACCAGCTGGAGCTGTTCCAGATGGGTTTAAATCATCTCTATTGTATCCAGATATACCTGGTTCTTTTATTTTTATATAAAAATCAACTAAAGAACCTGTTTTGTCGTTTACACTTGGGGCTGGGGAATAAAAAGCATTGTTTTCTGCATCTGCATTAAAAGAACTACTTGGCTTTTCAGGAAAGTCAATAGTTGGGTCTGTTAAAAAATCAACAACCTCAATATCAATTAATTCATCAGTAAATTCAAAATCATTTACTAGATCATGAACTGTATTTGCATCTATTACTCCACTTGTCCTTTTTTCGTTAATTCTACCTATAAACCTAACCCTATCTCCTTTTGTTGGAACAAAATCTAATACTGCTCCTTCACCTTCCTTATAAGTGTTTGTAGCATTATCACCAGTACCTGAGTAGGACCTTAAACCTAAATATATATTTCCATGTCTATCACAAAATCTTTTACTAATTATAAATTGAAGAAATTCATCTATACTTGTATTTTTAGAATAAACCCATTGATAATGAGTTGCCCATTCAGGTGGTTGATGCAATATAGACCAATACATATCAATATCTCCTAATTCATTATTATTTTGACCCACAGACAAACCTATTCTTTCTGAATAAAATTGAGTTAAAATCTCACAGTCTTTAGATTTATTTACAAAAGAGCTTCTACCAACTTGATCATAATAAACTATTCCAAACTCGTGAGAAGCACCTGATTTAAAAGACCCTTTACCAGGAGCTATACCAGAAGAAGCAGAAGCATTTTGTTTATCGTGAAGGCCATCAGATGTTAGTAAAACATCATCTGAATCTCTATTTTCATTTCTTCCCAAAATATTATATTCAAAACTTTCAAAATGTTTTATGGACCAAACTATTTTTATCCTGTTGTTTGATGACTGAGCTGTAGCCACCATAGAGCACTCAGGGTTATCTAAAACATAAGCATTTAAATCAGAAGTTAAGTTATCTAAAACAGTTGAAAAAGTTGTAGCACTATTATATGTTCTTTCTACTGTTACATTTATATTAAATTCTCTTGTATGTTCAGTATTGTTTACTCCTACCTTTCTATCTATATCTATTTTTTCTGTTGATCCAAAATTTATAAAAAACGATGAACCTTCTTTTACTTTTGATGTATCTGTAACATCAGGTTCGTAAGCCAAATCATTAGGAGCTAAAGTTTGTATTGGATTACCTATGTCATCAAAAGCTTTAAAATCTATAAAAGTTGTTAGCTCTGTTTTAGAATAGTTTGCATAAGACTCTGTAGAAACAAGAAAAAATGTATCACTTGTATACAAAGCCCATGGCGAAGTAATATCCCATTTTACAGCAACTTCTGATATAGGACTAGAGCTATTGTTGTTTTGATGTATAAAAGTAGAGTTTGGTGAATCATTTGAAAAATCACCTATAAATATTCTTTGATAAGAAGCTGCTTCTTTATCATTATAAAAAGGGTTTATCCTAACATGTAAATCATCATAAAAATAATTTGAATTAGCATCAGAAGTTGTAGGAGTTGTTGATTTAACAGGTAGCAAATCAAACCCTTCTTCTATGTTGCCATAAACCATTCTTTTATCTATTATTTTTTGTGTCTTAGCTTTTAATGGTAGATTGTCAAATAATTTAACATCATCCATTTCTGAAACCCCTGGATAATTACCATTATTATCAAAAACATAATCTTGTGTGCTTGGAGTGGAAGTGGCACCAGTATACCATGTATTAATATTTGGAATAGATGCTATTAAAACAAAATTAGGTGTATCATCTCTACCATCTCTAGCAACTATTTCTATATCTTTAACTGTGTCAATCCAATTCTCAACAGTAATTGTTATTTGATTGTCCTTTGTTGGAGATACATATGAGCCATCTAAAGAATTATTCCTAGCAACTATATCGGACTTAGCAACATCACTTATTGATGAAAATGCAGACCTTTCACCATCATCGTAAACATATCTGTATTTAAACTGAAACATGTGGTCTCTGACATTATTAATAGGATTGTTTTCATCACTACTAAAAGCAACAGTAGGAGCTAACCTAGGTGCATATTTAGCAGCTCCAATATACCTATCAATAGTTGTATCTAAAGCATTATTATTAGCTAGATTGTTTAATGGTTGCCCATAAGAATCTAGTGGGAAAGAACCACCAGAAAAGTTATCTCCATCATTTTCTTCTTGATGATTAAAACATTTATCTATATTTATTTTTCTTGGTGGATTTAAATTATCTGTAAAGTATAATAATCTTTGTCTAGGGCCTAATGAGTTTTCATCAGGGTCTGATAAAGATGTTTTAATTATATCAGCAGATACTATATAATGAGACCTTGAAAAACGAAGTCCAGAGTTTTGTAATATTTTTCTAGCTTCATTTGTTACGCTGTTATATTCATATATAGCATGATTGCTATTTGAGTTATATACAAAATAAAAAAAACTATTTTCTGATATATCCTCACAAATACCTATTACTTGATTTACCCCACCAGGCAAAGCAACATCTATTTTTTTGTTACCCTTAACATTTTGTAAAACACCTACATCACTACCATCACTAGTTATGTTTCTAACATTAAGTGCATATCTGTAATCACCCTGATCTACAAGCCTTTCATCACTATCTTGATTAAGACCCCCAATAAATAGTTTACTATCTTCCATGTTTTATATTTTAGGGGATTGCTTAAATCCTCTTCTTGATGTTTGATAAGCTTCATCAATAGTAAATTTACTAAGTCTTGCTCTAGCTAGTCTTTTTTCATTGTAGAAGTCTCGTCTAGCTGATTCTTTTTCAAACTGTGGTATGCCTCTTTTTCTTTGAACACTTTTCCAAAATATATAAGACCTTAGTGCTTCCTCAGCATATGGATGAACTTTTATCTCATCACCATCAAGTCCTGTTATTCCATCACTAATATATTCTAAAACTATTTGGTCCCCTTGTGCAAGAGATTTAAATAGTATTCTATTGTTGTTTCTATCTTCTTTATATAGTCCATTACCATTATTTCCTCCACCAATACCATACATTTCTCCTTCCACACCTTTAAACATAAAGTTTCTAAAGATATAATAATCATCAGAAGTTGATTCTATGCTTGTGGCAGCATCTGTCCCAAGGTATCTTTTATTATCCAATCCTAAAACATGAACTCTATTATCATCTTTATGTATTCCTATTTTAGTATACCCAACATAATCTGCTGGTAAAGAAACACTTAAACTGCTATCCACATTTAATTTAACACTTTTTATATTTTTAAGTATATCAAAGTTAAGTTCTTTTAATCCTTGAACTCCAAGCTGTATAAATCTTTGATAATCATTTTCTGAAGATTTACCTGTTTCAATAATTAAACTTCTTATTACTTCGTCTAGCGTTACATTTGTGTTCATAATTAATTATCTTTTGAGTCGTTAGCGTTATCTTGCTCTACAGCATCCATAACTTTTAATAACTGTAATACATTCTTTATTACAGCTTGTTCTTGTTCAGCAGGTATTGGAAATGGTTCATCATCTCCTATATCCTTAGACGATACAACTAATTTTAATAAAAGATTAGTTCCTGTTGTAACACCATTAGGTAAGTTTTTAAGAAAAGCTCTTGACCCTTCAACATAAAAACCAGCTCTACCTAAAAGGTTATCTGCTTTCATGCCTCTATATAAACTAGAAGCTGTTGCAGTTCTTCTAACAAAAGAAATACTTTGGTCAGAAAGCAAAACTAAACTTTGAAACCCAGCATCATTTGGTAAAGATACTGGAGTATATGGAACATCAACATAACTTTCATTTCTAACAGCATCATTTTTTATTTCCTCTTTATATGTGCTTAAAAGGTCTCCATTTATTTCATGCTCTCCTATTGACTTACTTTCAAAAATAGTCTTTCTTACAAAGGCATCTCTTTCCTGTTCTATGAATAAAATAACTTCTCTAGAGTCTATATCTACATCATCTGATATATAACCACCTTTGGCTACCCTTAATATTTGTTCTGCTAATCTTGCTTTAGTTGTTGCCATTACATACTTTGTTTTTGTTTAAGTCCACTAACACTAACCACATCAGCATCTTTAATATTAACTCCAGCATACTCAAGTATTCTTATAGCTATCTCATTATGAGTTTGATCTGGTAAATCAAACTGAGTGCTAATACTTGGATTATAAACAGGATTGTTGTTAATCATTTGGTACCCCCATATTGGCCTAGTAGGCCTTTTTATATAAGAACACCTAGCTCCTACTGTTAGTATGCTATCTTGTTGTGGTCCTGTATATATTCTAATACCTTCATTAAGTAAAACAGCTACTGGTCTTGTAGTTGTAGGTGCAACTATGCTGCTACCTAATATAGAATATAACTTATCTTCATTTACAACTTTAACATTATTGCCTTGAAAGCTCAAAGAAGTTAAGTGTAAATAATCTGTAGGATAATCAAAAACTTCATTTGTCCCATCAAACTCTAAGGTAACATTATGATTTATAAGCGTTCTTAAATCATCTGTATTTTTTTGATGTGTAGCATACTGCATCCCAGGACCAGACTTAACCATGCCTGACTTAACCTTGCTTGTAGTATATTTAGATATATCAGAATACCTGTTGTTTACCACCTCTAACTGCACCCTATCTGCTAATAAATTAAACTCTGATGGCTTTATAAAACCTCTTTGCTCTTTATTGCAAATAAATTGCACAAACCTATATATTTCGTCAATCGTCATTGTTTGTAATTTAATAACAAATATACGAAAAATAAAAAAACCCCTGGGTTTAACCAAGGGTTCTTAAAAAAATAATTAGGGTTTTTCTATGCGAATTTTTCTAATCTCTTGTTTATTTCCTCCATAATATGAGATCCTTCGTCACTCATACAAAAGTCTACCATTTTATCAATAGCATCTACACCAATAGGAACTGCTGTTATAATAGGTCTTTCTGTGCCTACAATCCAACATACTTTATTCCTTTGTAAATCTAATATGCTATACTCCTCTGCTTTTAATATAACCTCTCTAACCTCTGTTCTTGGGTCACTTAATCCATCTATAAAAGCTGTTGGGTCTTTTTGTGCTAACACTTTCATATCCCATCTAATTTCCTCTGTGCTTTTATTTATATTAACACCTAATACTTTAGCATATCCAACTAACTTATCTATAGGCATAGTTAGTGCTAATTGCAAAGCATCAACTTCTGATCTAACTTTTTCAATGTTTTTCTTAGCATTTACTTCGTTATCTACTTTTCTATATATGTTAGCCCTGTTCATTTTTCTATTTGGATTAGAAGCATTTCCATTATGCATATCTAAAAACTTTTTTAAGTTTGGATCTTGCTTAGAAACTACTAATAAACCATTTGTAAACATAATGGGCTCTTTTAGTTTAGCTTCTTTACTTTGCTCATCTTTAAATATAGATGTTTCTCCAGGAATATATCTAATAGTTCTTTCTAAATTTGTTTCTGGATCATATACAATATCCTCAGCTTTTATCATATAAGTTACAGGAAAATTTCTGTCTTGCCCTCCCCTTAAAGAAAGAGTATAAACAGATGGTTTTTCAACTTTGTTTCTACCAAAACTAGGAATCTTATAAGGTTTTTTTGGAGTTGTTTTTGGTTGTGCAACTGGGGCTGCTTGTGCAGCTTGTGCTTTAGGCTCAACCTGAGCCTTTTGAGTTTTTGTTTTTGTTGTCATTTTATTAAATATTAAATTAAATTAAAAATAAAAAAAGGGGATGGGGTTAACCACCCCCTTTCAAGTTTATACTATCTATATATCATTTCAAGATAGTTGGTAATTAGCTATGATTAGTCAGTAACATCATCATTTGCACCAGCAGTCTCCAACTCAACAGCAGTAATTTTAGCATTTAAAGCTATACTATTGTTACCATCAAACACAGTAATAATACCACCATCTCTAGATACTGGCTCATTTATTGCGTCTATAATAGATGTCATAACAGCTTTAAAATCACCATCGCCAATAGTAAGAGCAACGATAGCAAATGTACCAGTAGTACCATCTGCATCATCATTCGTATTTAACTTTGGTTGCTTAAAGTACATATTCATTAGAGTAGCACTTACTGGTTCAGCAAATTTAAACATACTTACTGGGTAAACACCTGCCTCTAAAGCTGAATTAGCTCCTGCACTATTTGCAAAATATAAGAATTTTTCCATTTTTCTATTTTTTAAAGGTTAATAATTATGATTTCTTAATTAACAAGAATCTATTAGCTGCGAAACCTTCAAATCCTCTTTCAGTTCTATAGTGAGACTTTAGCACATCAGAAGTTTCTGTTTTGTTTTGCAACACAGCAGAACCAGTCAACCAGTGCTCCATTTCACGAGAATAACCAGGAACAGCTTTATATCGGATTCTCAATGAAGGAATCTTCTCTCCACTTCTAGCATCTCTACGAGAGTCCATAGGAATACAAATACCATACCCAGGGTAGTTTAAACTATCCATTCCAAGAAGCTTAGGATGATTAAATAAATCATAAGTTTTCTTATGGAATGTATATCCACCACGAGTAAATGAATTAAAACCTAAATTAACTGCTAAGTTTACATCATTGTTAAAAGTACCATAGTTAGCACCACCTGCTGATACAGCAGTTTGAGAAGCTAATAAATCATCAATATCTAATGATAAATTAATTCCTGCATATAATGCATTTTCCATAGAACCTCTATACTTATCTAAAGACTTAACAATCGCATCAAAGTCAGCCATTGTAATTGAAGCAGAACCTAAATCCATTGACTGTCCATTGTTAGATATAAAAGGAATAAGTCCTTCAGAACCTGTTAATGTAGCAGTATTTGAATCAGGAGATCCAGCTGCTGTCTGTATTGACAAGTTATTACTAGAAGAACCTGTAAGGTTAGTATTAGCTACTTTATCTCCAACTACCATCATAATTTCAGCGTAGTCTAAGAATCTGCGATAAGTATCTTGCTCACCTTTTAGGTACCACATATAACCAGAACCTAAATGCTCGTTATCTACTTTAAAATAAGTAACATTTGTTGCTTCAGAACCTGAAACTTCAAATGATTCTTTCATAATCATTACACTATTTTTATAAGTGTGAACACGAGGTAATAAAGATAAAGGTTGAACTGTAGCTTCTGGAAACATATTACCTATAATAGAAACTTTAAAAGCAGTTCCTGCTGTTGGATAACCTGTTAAAGCAGATGCTGTATTTAAAGGTAAAACTTTGATTGCACTTGTTGAACCAGGTGTTGTACTTAATACATATAACTGATCATTTTTATCAGTTAATAATACATCACCAGGTCTAAAAGGCATATCCTCGTTAGCACCATCAATGTGATTATTACCATTAAGTTGATCTGTATTATCACCATCAACTAAGTTTAATGTTTCTGCTGTTGCAGCATCTATTGCTGTACCTGAAGCTAATGTTACGCTTACAGAGTTGTGAATAAATGCTTCTTCGTAGTGCTCAAAGTTAGTCTGAGAAGTCTCAGCTTTTGCACCAACCATTTCTAAAAGACCAGTGATTCCTTGATCACCATATCTTTTTACTAATTCTTCATGAACATCTCTCTTATGTAAAGAAAGAGCAGCTGTAGTTAACGCACTAACATAATTGTTTTGCGTAGCTAAAGCAGTGCTAGTAGGTGTTAATGTTAAACCACCAGTAGCCATTGTAGTTGTCCCTGAAGAAGGTATACTTACTGTTGCCATTTTTGTATAATTTTAAATTTATAAATATTAATTGTCAAATAAAGTGCTATCTAGAACTTATTTCATCCCTCATAGCTTCTAAAATCTGATCTCCCAATGTATTTGGTTGATCTTGTGATGTGGTCTGTCTTGCACCCATATTTACATTTTTCATGTCTTTAACAACACTTTCTGTTTTTTTACTAGCAAAAGCAGATACAGCACTATTAATTATTTTATCCATGTTATCTATAACATGCATATCTATAGCTAATTTTTCCATATCCCATTTACCAGATTCGTTAATGTATCTATCGGTAAAAAACTTTTCACCCAAAGAAGAGTTAGTTTCTATGATTTGATTCCGATCATCATCACTTAAATTATACTGCCAAGTATCATTACCAACCTCAAATTCTATAGCTCCTATATCTTGGACCTCATTTTTCATCTCTCCTAGCCAATTAGTTCTGAGGTTATTATACTCTTCCATATCAACTTGTTGAGAATCAGATTGAGTTTGATTCTGTTCAGTAGGTGTAGCATACTTTTCTTTTTGTTCATTAAAGTATTTTACAGCATCCTGGGCAGCTTGTTTAAGCTTTACATGACCTACAGAAATCTCTCCTTCCTCAAGGTCGTCATCTATTTTATATGTATCCCCAAACAATAAATCAACTTCTTTTGAAGATAACTTTGGATTATTAGCTTTCATAAATTCCTTTACGATTGCTTTTTCATCCATCTTCTCAAAGTCTGTAGCTTGAGTTTTCATATAATCATCAATACTTCTACCTGTGCTTGACACATACTCATTAATCTTAGCTAACTGCTCGTTTGCAAAATTAACACTAGTTGATGATTTTTCAAGATTACTTTTAAGTTCATCAAATGAATTAAAACTTTTACCAAGCCTTTCGCTAAGTTTTTTAAGCATTGATTCTTCTGATGAATCTTGATCCTGAACTAAGGGTTCTTCCTTGGTTTGTTCACTATTTAAAGAACGATCTGTATTCTGTTGCTCCTCTTGAGTTACCTCTGCTGGAGCAGCACTTTCTTGTTGTTGTTGTGGTTGTTCTTGTTGTGGTTCTTCAACATTAATCATCTCTTTACTACCACCACTTTTTTCTACTTCAACCAATTTTGAGCCTGTTGCAGCTGCAAATGTTTCTTCTATTCCTGACATAGTTATTAAATTAAATTAGACTTCCCTGCAAATATAAGAATTTTTTTTTATTTCATAAACTTTGGCATAGGCATTTCGTCTTCTGGATTTGGTATAGTTCCTGACCTGCCTTTTCTTTGCTCAATCATTTTAGATTGATTGTGTGCAGCCTTGTCTATTCTTTTATCTTTTCGGTTTTCTTTTTCGGTTTCTGTTTGTTTTTTTGTACCTGAAGACATTTGTAATTCTTCTAATCTTCTTTGATGTTGCCTTTGCTCAAATTGTTCTTTTAACTGAAACTCCATTTGCATTTTTTCCATTTCTAGTTTCTGAGCTGTTCCTAGCTTAGCACCATCAGCTTGAGCCTGCATTGCAAACTCTTGCTGTTTAATTTGAGCTGCTTGAGCAGCTGATTGTTGTTGAGCTTGTGCATTCATCTGAGCATTTTGTTGTGCTATCATTTGTTGCTCTTGCATATATTTCTTTCTCCTTATATTAAGCATTCTATTAGCAAGCTTTGTATTTTTTATTTCTCTTATAGATATTGCATCTTCTAAACGAAGTTCTTTTTGCCCTAAAGAAATTTGAATGTTTTGCTCTAGCATTGCTCTTTGTTCTGCATCAGGTGCAACCTCTATAAATAAACCAAACTCATGTAAACTTATTTCTTTATTTAGCTCTATAACTTTCATATTAGCAGAGCCTAAAGCTGAAACATATCCCTTCATAGGTTTGTCAAACTCTAATATATCTTGTATTCTTAATAAACTATCTTCTGCTGTATTCCTAACTATATTTAAAAAAGCATCATTTATATATCTTGTTGCGTTGTTAGATGCTAACAGTGCTAACTTTTGCACACCAACTAAAGCTTCGCTTGATGGTTGAGAAGCATCTCTAACTTCATTAACACCAGTAACATCTCTAATCATTTGTAAATTATGATTGTAAATATTTATAAACTGTATAACATCTCTACTTAAACCATTTTCTAATTCTTGTATAGGTGGAAAATTAGTTTGTGCACCATCATCTGCTTGTCTGCGATAATAGTAGTTACCAGTTTGATCGTATACAGCTTGTAGTTCTAATGGTGTCATCTCTCCACCATCTCCTTTCATTACTCCCTCTAGTCCACCAACTTCTATCATTAATCCTTTCGGTCTAGCTTTTGCTATTAACTGCTGTATTTTATAGTGAGATAATTGTATTTGGTCTGCAAAAGGCATCATTCTTTCAACCATTGACTTGTTATTCATCCTATATAAATTAGGAGAATATATTTTATAAGATAATTTTGTTTCTGGCAAATTAGATTTAGGTCTAATCATATTTTCTGCCATTTTATAGTTAAATATATAATCAGTGTCTATAACCCATTTACCCTGGTAAACAACCTTTATATCTTTTTCAATTAACTCTCTTTCAGTTTTACTATTTTTTGGCTGCTTGTAGTTTGTTGGTTTTTTATTAAATGTTGCACCACCAAAAATATTTTCTTTTTTCTCAAACTTCATTTTGTTAGTTGACAAAAACTCAAAGTCAAAAACAGATATAGTAAAGTCATCGTATGAATAAGAATAAGATTCTGTTGATGGGTCATATAAATAGTTGCTATTAAATGTAGTTGGATTATTATATTTACCTGAATATTTTTTAGCTATTTTTTCATACTCATCTTCTGTGAAGCTATCCCCTGCTATTCTTTTTAACTCTGATATTGACATTTGAACTATCTCTCCAGCGTGTTGAATATCTCTATAATCTGGATGATTAGAGTATGATGTAACTAAATTTAGAGGGTCTACATAGTTAACCTTAACACCATGCTCTGGGTCAGTATAAACTTTTACAGCTCCAGTATTTAGTGAAACTAAATCTCTAACAACTCTCTTTTTAGTTTCATCAAACTCATTTTTATTCATTACAAAATTTACTCCATTTTCTATAGCTATCTCATATTGTTGTTTGTAATTTAAAGACATATGAAGCTCTACCTCTTCCATTGACTCCATTGGTTGCTGTTCTCCCATTAAAGGTATTCCTGACATTTCCTCCATTTTTCTTATTTGTGGAGCAGCCATCATCTTAGCTATAAGTTTATTTTGATCTTTTCTTTTTTGGTCCTGTGCTATTGGATCTATAGCTGTGCATTTAATATCATAATCTTGATTTAAAATACCACCAACTACAACATCTACAAACTTAGGGATTATAGCCACTTGACTCCAATCTAAATTAAGATAAGATGTATCACCCTGTGCATCAAGTAAATCTTTATACTTACTAACATCTTGGAGACCTTCTGCATATCTTCTAGATTTCATAAACTTCCTTTTTCTTTCATCGTACTTGGCACCTGTCTTTCCAGCCCATTCATAATACATAGCTTTACAATAGGATAAACCATACTCATTTTTATTCTTTATAGAATCATCTACAAGTGAACTAGGATACCTTCCTATTTTTTCTATTTTGTCTGTGTTATATTTCATATTTTCGTTGATATAATTCCTTTATTACTATATGTTTTTATTAATGGTATAAATCTTTTAACTTTCTTTTGAGCTATGTGTTTTTGAGAGCCTAACAATGCCATACCTGAAGCCATAGTGCAGTCATATTTAGTTCTGTTATCTATTTCAAAACTAACCCAGTCTTTTAATAATCTTTTAAAAAAACAATTACCTATATCTCCAGTCTCTTCATTATAACCAACATTATCATATATATAAGCTTGTATAGCATCTGCCATAGAATTTATTACAGCAGCACCAGATGTTGGTATCCCAGGTGTTTTTTGTCTTCTAGAGTAATCTGTATGTGTAGATTCAGGTCTGTCCATCAGGTAGTTTGAGTATCCTCTGGTTTGAAAATACTTAATAACTCCTATTTTATTGTTTTCAACAAGTATCTGACACCCATAATAAAAACATTGTTTTATCATGTCTTCATAAAACATTTCGGCTTTTGGTGGCCTAGCTACATACTCACACACAAAAGCATTTACAAAATCATCTTTCATGCTAAACTTTCTAAATACATATGAGGCAGCATCTGATCTTCTACCATCTGTAGTAGTATCGTGATCGTATGGATCAACCCCTGCAACCAACTCCAAACAATTAGATGGATATTTTCCATTTCCTTTTTTTGAAAAGCTGTTTTGCATTTCTTTATCTGGAGACCAAGCTAACTCCCATCTTCCTTTTATATCTGGCTGCCAAATAACTTTTGTGTCTTTTATGCCATTAGCCCACACAAAATTACCTCTAGTTGTTACATCATAATTAGACTCTAAAAAATCTAGTTGTTGATATATTTTTTCTACATCAAATATACTTGTGTTAGCATCACTCCTAAAGGCTTCTTCCACAGTAAATGGCCTTTGTCTTTTTTCTTCTGACAGTTTATTAGTATCACTTTTTAACGAATCTCTTCTATTTTTTAAAAATGTTTTTGCTTCGTTTATCATACTATTACCATAGTCATCTATAAAACCCTCATACCCATCATAAGCTGGAGTAAAGTAAGAGTAAAGACCAGATTGAGTTCTACCATTAGCATCTCTATCTTCTATGTTACTCATATCCCAAAGCTTCTTAAACTTATCTCCACCACCTGAACTTAATTCATTTACAGTTGATGGCATAAAACATTTACCCACTACATTTATACCTAATGTTAAACAAGGTGCTACAACTTGCCAGTTTTTATCTACTGAGGCCTCTGTCCATTTACCTGCCTCATCACTCATAAAAAACTTTAGTTTTGCAGAGTCATAAGAATTTTCTCTAGTGTTTCTCCAATCTATTTTACTGTTAAGTGCATGAGATTTCGTAATCTTTTTAAAGTTCTTGGTAATTTTTTGACCAGGAGTATTAAAAGATAACCTAGACTTTGGATTATCAGAGCCATCAATAATAGGTTGAAAGAAATCAGGTAAACCACGAAACATATAAACAACTTTTTCAAATAGGTCTTTAGCATCTTGTCCTGTTTTTGATAATAATCCACCATGAGAGTTATAGGAACTAGTTATTTCATACAGAGACATACAAGCTCCTTTCCATGAAGCACCCTCTCTTCTATGCTTCACCATTATCATTCCATAACTATTTGGGTCTTTTTTACAAGCTTCCCAAAATGTAAAGAATCTTCTGTCTCTATCTCTATAGTCTGGGTATCCAATATCTATCTTACCCCACTGTAAATAATAATAATGATTTCCAGTTATGTAAGTTGGCTTACCATTATTCATAAACCAAACACCATTTGCCCTTCTTTCAAATTCTTTTGATATAAATTTATTTCTGTTAGATGGTGACAGCATAGACCAATCTGTTTCATCTCTCGTCCAACTCTGATCTTTTTTCTTTTTTTCTGAAAACAATATACCTTTCTTGGGTGGTCTTTTTGGAAGTTGAATATCAAGACCACATATTACTTCTTTTGATCCTTTTGAGTTTTTATCTAAAGATATAACAGCCATTTAAATACAGGTATAACAATCTACAAATATACTAAATTTTGACGAAAAGCCTAAGAGTTGCTTTTTGCGAACTGCTCTGCATGACCTGCCTCAAAACCAGATTCTTGTTTTTCATCTGACATTGTTTCTTTTCCATTCATTATATCTTCTAGTTTTTGAACTTCAGCTATGAGCTCTTTAGCATCCATAAAGCATTCTTTTTTTGACTTAAAAGCATTACGAGCTTTGTCATCCTGAAGGTCTTCATCAACAGGTTTTTTTATCTCATCTGTTAATAAATCTATAGCTTCTTTTGCAGAAGATATTAATTTTTCAAATCTTTTTTTAGTTGGATCATCCATGGTATGTAGCTAAAACATCTTCATTCCTCATCCTCATTAATTCTTCACCTTCTATCTTCATTACATATTCTGAGTTTGTACTAAATATAATTCTATCCCCTATTTTTGCTCCTTGTTCAATAAGCTCCTCATTAGAATGTCTTAATATACCATGTAGCTCCTCTTCCTCTGGATTTGCCTTAAAAAATATTCCAGAATCTGTTTTGCAATCTTCTTCAGTTTCTTTTACCTGCTCTACAAAAACCCAGTTGTTTAACATTTTTAATTTTCCATTTCTAACTATAGCATAAATAAAAGGCTCTTGTATTTTATAGACAAGTTTGTCTTCAATAAATTTAACCCTATTAGCTTCTGTTACTAAAAAATGATGACAATAAATTTTATCTCCAGGTTTAACTCCTTTCACTTTATCGCTAACAGCGTAAACAGTTCCATATTGCCTAGCATTAAATTCAGGTTCGTAAGACGAATCTAAGTATAATTCTATTTTTTCGTTATTTTTTCCTTTTATATAGGTAGAGTTTTCATGTGATTTTTCTACTTCAACCCATATGTAATTAAGTAGTGGCTTCATACTCTTCATAATTTAAATTATATTCTATTGATGTTGGTTGGTTTTTAAAATCTTTCCAAAGATAAGTGTAACCATCACTAAATTTTTTAACATAAACATTATACCTTAAAACATTATATTCTCTAAAGTAGGCTTCATCTTCTATTATATCTGTAATTTTTGCACCACCACCCATAACAGTTTGACCTACAATATAGTTCATGCCATTTTTTAAATCTCCTATGGTTAACTTTCTTATTAGTCCCTTTGTAATATGCTCTTTCATTTTATGCTATATTCTTTTCCCAACCATCAAAATATCCTTCACAATCACATTCACCACACCATGGTTTACCACAGCCATATTCTTTTTTCATTGCTACTTTTAATAATATAAGGTATCCTATTAAATCAGTAACAGTATCTTCTGTTTTATCAGTAATACCTTTGTTGGCTATACGAGATAGCTTATCATCAATACGAGCACATAAAGAATCTACTGAGCTTCCTTTTGAAAAAATTTTTTTTGGGTTTGTTGCTGAATCACCATAGGTAATATTCTTTTCTATTAGTAAGTCCCTAACAGAATTAGCAACCTCTTTGATTAAGTCGGTTGTTTCCATTAAATTTAATTTTAGTTATTTGACAAATATACAATTATACTTGTTCAAATCCAAATCTAATAATCATTGGTGAGCCTCCTTCTACTCCAACAGTATCTCCTATTGCATCTGCATTATTTGCATTTAAAACAATGCGTGTAGCTATTACTGATTTTATTGTTCCTAGTGTTGTCCCATCTCCACCATTATATAATTCATCACCAACTTCAAAAGCAGTTGTAGCATCTATAGTACCAACACTTAATTCTGCATCACTTGTATCTTCGCCACTGCCATTATCAATTAAAACACCAGAACCAAAATCAAAAGCACCTCTAGCAATAGCAGCTACATATAAAGAAGATGTTCCTGCTCTTGCTTGCATAACAGCACCAATAGCTCCATCTCCAGTAGCTGTATGTGCAATAGCCATAACATCATGTCCTGCTCCATAATCTCCACTAACAACTGGTATATATCCACATATTTCAGAGCCAGCATGCTGTATTGTTCCAACTGTTTGATTAACAGTACCTAAAGCAGTTTCATTAGGATTGCTTGAAAAATAAAGTTCAAATGCTAATTTTTGTTGTGTAGCACTTTCAGCACCCCTAACTGTTGTTGTTATGGAAGTTAGTCTAGTTCCACCCCCTGCTGTAAAAGCTGCATTTGGAATCTCTGTCCAATTAAACAAAACATCAGCATTTGCAAATGCTGTATATGAATTAGTTCCAGTAAAAGCAGGTTTAACTGTTACCTGATGAAATTTCCTTGAAGCCATATCTTAATTATTTTATATTTGTATATATTGCAACCACAAAGATAATAAATTTTTTTGTATCTTTGTCTGGATAATTATTAATAAACAAATATTTAGATATGGCTTTATCAACTGCAACATTAACAGTTAAAATAACAGAGTCTATAACATTGAATGGTGTAGATCAGGGAGGAACTGTTACAAAAACAATAAGTTCATTAAATCAAGTTACAAAAAGAATTGTAAATGTACCTACATCACAAATAACTGTATACACAACTGGTTCTGATAATGACTCAGGGCAACATGACTTGTCTGAAGTTAAGTACGCTAGAATAACAAACCTAGATGGCTCTAACTTTTGCTTCATAAGAGTAGCAGAAACAAATAATGATGAGTTTGTATACAAGCTTGAAGCAGGTCATTCTTTTATACTAGGAACACATTCAGTTTCTCTGTCTGCTGCTGATGCTGCTACTGCTGGGACTTCTGGTAGTTTTGGTTCTATAGCTAGTGTTAAGCTACAGGCTGACACTGCTGCTATAGCTGCTGAAGTATTTTTAGCTTCTGCTACAGACTAATATAACTCAAACATAATGAATGGATCTTGTAATAAAGAAAATAAGGAACTCTTATATATTTAAGGTAGAAAAAGCTACCCCATTACAAGTATCTACATCAAATAGGAAAATAGGAATTGGTTTTACTGGTAGGTCTCCTATAAAGCATGGTGTTCATGTTTTTAGGGACCTAGGAGTAAACGAAGGGGCTACAATAAATAGAAATCAAAAAAACAACAGATTTATAGTACATGGGAAAAGTAGAAATTTAATTTTTACAGATCCTGTAAATAATAGAATAGGTATAGGTGAAGATTCTCCTGATGAAAAATTATCCATAAAGGATGGTGAGATAGAAATATATTCTACAGATACTCAGTTCTTGAGTTCAGAAATAATAACTGATAATGATTTTGATGATGATAGCAAGTTTAAAGTTCAGGGTGGTTTTACGATAACAGCAGATGAAACATTAACTTTTTCTGTTCCTACTCAACCTGAGTTTTTCCCATCAATGGACAAAGACAATCCTAAAAACATTTTAGCTAATGGTAATTTTAGAGAAGGATCTGGTGGAACTGCTTCTAATTATATTTGGACTGCAACCAATGACTGGGCTATAAAATCAGATTTTTTAAATGGGGGTAAAGCTAGTTATGAGTACAGTTCTGGTAGTGCTTCTGTTTTAGCTCAAGTTGTAATAAATAAAGCTACAACTCCTAACTTTGAATATTTTTTAGTTCTTAGGTATACCATATCTAATTCAAACATAACTACTGCTGCAAAAGAAACTAATTATAAAATAGGTGGTGCTAATCAAGTTCCACTTAGATTAACTGGTATATTAGGTAATTATAATCTACCAACAGACAATGGTGATCATACTGTTTATGTTAGAGCTGCATTTGGTCAAGGTAATCAAAGTGCTGGGACAAATCATACAGTTAGCTTAACTATGGCTAATACTCTTGCTGATGCAATACCTTTAGCTAGTGGTAGTAAATTAGATATTAGTAATGTATCACTAGAAGAAATACCTGGGGCCTTAATACAAGAAACAAATGATCTTAATGTTACAGCAGCAGAATTTGATCAAGATGAAAAATATAAATTTGCTTATACTATAAGCTCTTCCTCTGGTAATCCAAGTCTTTTGGTTGGGGCAGCAGATCTTTCTGGAACACTTTTGGGTAGTGACTCTATTCCATTTGAAGATGGAACATCAAGTGTTTTATTTGATAAGTTTTATGTAGCTGGAAATCACTTTATATTTTTAGTAACTGAGGTAGGTAGCAACCAGGATTCCTTTACTATGGATGATATATCCTTAAAAAAATTACATGCTAGAATAAGAACAGATAATGGTGATTTGCATATAGGTGGAAACCTTAATATAGGTAGTGGTAAAGATGCAACAGACTATACGCTAACATTTGATGGGCAAACAAATGATGGTGTAATTACCTGGATGGAAGATGAAGATTATTTTAAGTTTGGGGATGATGTTTCTGCTGGATGGCATGGTGATGCTGATACTATTAAAGTTCTTCCAAGAGATTTTGTAGGTAATGAGGATGCAGCTGGAGCTGCTATTCATTTTGATGATACAGGTACAATAGGTATTATACCTAGTGATGCTGCTATGGAGTTATACGCATTTGTTCCAATACCTGTTGGGAAAAAAGCTACCCATGTTAGTGTTTTTGGTAATAATACTAGACCTGTAAATGTATTTGAAAGTAATGTTAATAGTGGAACACATACATCTAAAGGAAGTGGAAATGTAGGGACAGAAATAGATATAACAGACTTTAACCATTCTGCAACTAATTATTTGTCAATAAAAATAAACACCAATGCTGTAACAAATGTTATTTATGGTGCTACAATAACAATAGCAGATATTGTTTAATTTTATTATCTTTGTATGATGGAATTAGAAGTGCTTAGAATATCGTCTGGAGAAGACTCAACATCAGGATTATTATTTGAAACAACCGACAATAAGCGTAAGTTTTTATGCTATACATTAGAAGATGAATATAGAGAAGAAAAAATTATGGGGGAGACTCGTATTCCTAGTGGGACTTACGAAGTGGTGCTTAGGAAATCTGGTGGATTCCACAATAAGTATGTTAAGCGATATGGTGAAATGCATCTTGGTATGCTGCATATTATTAATGTACCTGGTTTTGAGTACATTCTTATTCATACTGGTAACACTGATGAGCACACTGCTGGGTGTTTACTATTGGGTGATACGCAGACGAACAACCAAATTGCCAAAGATGGATTCATCGGCAGTTCTGGACAGGCCTATAAGCGACTTTATCCGAAAATAGCAAAAGCTATAGAAAAAGGTGATTGTGTAAAAATAACTTATATAGACTACGATGCAGTTAAATAAAAACAAATCAGGAAGTATGTTTCTTAGATCAATACAAGATTTAGTATTTTTATTTATTATTATATTTCTTATTCTATTTAGTTCTTTTAGTTCACAAGCACAAGTTAAAAATCTTTTTAAATATTCTACATTTTATGCAAGTGCATCTATGGCTTCACCATTTGCTGTTAGTCAACAGTTTTATGTTGATGGTGTTGCAGGTTCTGGTCAGCTAGTTGAAATAACAGAACAAATAGAATCTAACTATGTATTTAGTATTGGGTTAAGAAAAGTTGCTAGATTTGACTACCAAGTTAAAAAGGGAAGATTTTATGATGGTTCTGAAAATGAAATATCAGATTATGCTACTATATCTAATGCACCAGGTTTGGAATACTTATTTGAATATAGTGCTGTCAGAAACAGAGGTGATGTATTTACTCAACAAGAATATAAAGTTCGTTACATACATAATAGATTTGCTATAAAAGCAGCATATGTAAACGATGGCCTTATTAATCTTAAATATACTTTAGGGGAAATAAGATATAGACAGAAGTTAGGTAATTTAGATTTAACAGCAGGTATCGCACATAGAAGTCATCCTGTATATGGTTATAGCCCAGTAAATGCATGGTTTGCTATACCAGCTAATAAACATTGGTGGCAGTTAGCAAATGAGTTTGGATACTTTAGTGATCCTAATCAACACTGGACTAAAGATGGTGAGCTTATTGCAAAAACAGATAGAGAGTTTTATACTTACCATTTTGGTAGAGCAGTAACCGAATATAATAACAGAGAACTAGAAGCATTAGGATTAGTTCAAGAATTATCTGCTGTATTTGGTTTTGACTACTATTATAATAAAGAAAACTTTTGGATTCATGGATGGAGTTCTTTCTATCCAATTCACAAAGGTCTCAACGATTTTTCGTATATTTACCCAGATAAAAAGTTTGAGTGGGATGCTGGTTTAATTTTAGGTTCTAAGATAAATAAACATCTCGGTCTTTTTATAGAAGGTAGGCACCTTAAATTCTGGGATATTAAATCCTACCAAATGAAAGCAGGTGTAAACTATTTAATATTTTAAAAATGAAAGAACTATCCGAAGAAAGTAAATTTAATATCAGTGTTAAAACATTAATAAGCATTGGAGTTGGTTTGTCGGTAGTAATAGGAATGTATTTTACTTTACAAGCAGATATAGCAGAAGCAAAAGAATTACCTATCCCAGAAGTTTCTAGAACAGAGTATGATTTAAAAGACCAGCTTATTAGAGAAACTATTATGAACACCCAATCGGATGTTGAAGAAATTAAAGAAGACATTGAAGGAATGGATGAAAAGCTTGATGAGCTTCAAGAAATGATATTTGAATTAAAGTAATGAAAAAATTATTATTCATATTGTTATTTATTTGTCTATCTGCCTATGGCAGCGTAGAGTTTTTAAATAATGGTAATTTTAATAATAAAATATCTAAAGGTATTGTAGTTGTAGAATATTGGGCAGATTGGAATAATACTAATAAATTTAAGGAACTAAAAGATTTAAAAGATTGTACAGTTTATAGAGCTTGTATAGCAAAGTGTAGTGATGCAGCTAGTGAATATGGAATAAAAGCTGTACCTACTGTTATAATATATGATAATGGAGAAGAAGTAGAAAGATTTACTCCTAATATTATGTTACAATTACAGGCAAGTAAATCAGATGTTCAATCAGCTATTGATGAAATAGTATTAAATAAGTTTCAATAATGAAAAAAATAAAATTACTTATAGCTTTATTAGCTTTTTGTGTTGGGGTGTCAGCACAAATACCTATACCAAAATTTATTTATTGTACAGAGGGAATATATCCAGATGAAATATCTTGGAATATAAAAAACTGTAGTGGTACAGAGTTGATTAGTGGTTATGCTGGTGACTCAACTGCTGCATTAATACCAGATGTATTTACTATATGTATGGAAGATAATTATGGAGATGGATGGAATGGTGCTTATTTATATATTGTAACAGATCCATTTTTACCAACAGAACAAGTAGATTCTTTTGGTTTCTTATCTGATATTGATTGGATAGATTCTATAGGTGATTGGCCACAAGTATATACAGATACTGTTGTGGATGTAGGATGTATAACATTAAGCACTGGCACTGGAACAGCAATGATTGAAACAAATTTAGAAAAAGAATTTATACCTACTGAATATTATAATATAGCAGGGCAAAAAGTTATACCTAGCTCAACAGGTATTTACATAGCTTCTGATGGTTATATCAGAAAGCTAATTTATATAACTAAAAAATAATAAAATGAAAGAAAAACTTTTATCATTTGGAAAAAAAGTATTAGCTCGTTTAGTATCTCATGCACATTGTGCATTATTAATACTTGCTGGTACACTATTATGTGGTGCTAACTTTTTTAAATTTGCATTAGTAATACTTGTTTGGCTTTTTGTTGACTTCTACAGAAACGATTAATGTCAAAGATCTGGGAAGAATATAAACATATAAAATGTGGAGACTTCCTTAGATGGTGGAGTAAAAAAACAGTTGAAGAAAAACAAAAGTGGAATGACAAAAAAGAAAAATTAGATTTAGAGATAGAACAACAACTCTGGGAAAGAGAACTCAGAAGAAAATTTTAATTATGGCAAAGGCAATAAAAAACAAAATTAAAGGTGTTAATTTAGATGGTCTAACCAATAGACAAAAAGAAACAATGGCTAGACATTCTGTTCACCACACAAAAAAACATATGCAGGTTATGGCTGACGCAATGAGAGATGGTAAAACATTTGGGGAGGCTCACGATATAGCAATGAAAAAAGTAGGTAAGTAATTATGGCTAAGGCACTAGATAAAAAAAATATGCCTTGCAATAAACCTAGGAGATCCCCTAACCCTAAAAAGAAAAAGGTAGTTAAAGCTTGTAGTGGTGGTAAGGAAAAAATTATACACTATGGTGCTACTGGATATGGTCACAATTATTCAAAAGCTGCTAGGAAGTCATTTAGAGCTAGACATAAATGTGATCAAGCTAAAGATAAACTTTCAGCTCGTTACTGGGCTTGTAAGGATCTTTGGGCTGGTAAAGGTGGTTCTAAAAAATCTTCCCCAAAAAACAGACGAGGTAAATATGATGCAGGTGGTCTTTTAATTGTTAAAATGAAAGATAGCTGTGGATGTGGATGTGGACCAGAAAAATTTAAAAAAGGGGGAACTGTAAAAGATGCTTGTTATCATAAAGTAAAAAGGAGAGAGATAGCTGCTGGTAATACATGGCCTTCTGCATATGCTTCTGGTAGGGTAGCAAAATGTAGAAAGGTTGGTGCAGCTAATTATGGTAAATCTTCTAAAAAGAAAAAGTAGTATGGCTAGGGCTGTAAAAAGAAAAGACCCAAAGGTCGGCACTGGTAAGAAGCCAAAAGGTTCTGGTCGTAGATTATACACCGATGAGAACCCAAAAGATACTGTAAGTATTAAGTTTGCTACACCTGCTGATGCTAGGGCTACTGTAGCTAAAGTAAAAAGGATAAATAAACCTTACGCTAGAAAAATACAAATATTAACTGTTCTTGAACAAAGAGCAAAAGCAGCAGGTAAAAGAGAACAAGCTGCTATTGCAAAAAGAGGTAAAGAAGCAATAAGAAAACAACATGGCAAGGGTTAGGAAAACAAAAAAAGGATTGGCACTTAAACGATGGTTTAAGGAAGACTGGAGAACACCTAGTGGTGATAAGGATTATTCAAAAGGTGAAAAAACTTTTAGACCAACTAAGCGTATAAGTAAAGACACACCAGTTACCTGGAGTGAACTTACCCCTGCTGAAAAAAGAGCAGCTAGAAAAGAAAAGAGACAAAAAGGTAGAGTAGCTAGATATAAAAAAAATAGAAGAAAAAAGAAGAAAAAATAATGCCTAAGGCAATTAAAAAATATGAAAATGGGGGTGAAATTATTTTACCTAGAAAAGTTATTTCTGCTTCTGGTGGGCCACCAAGAATATCTTGCCCTGAGGGATATGAACTAAGAGGAGGGAAATGTGTTGTTAAACCAAAAACACAGCCATTTATACCAGAAGTATTTGATCGTGCATATGCTCATATATCAAGCGAAGAGGACAAAGAGTTGGCTAAAAAAGATATAGAAAGATTTAGACCTGTAGTAGAATGGTTTGGGGATTATGTAAAATCTCCTTACTATAATAAGTTAATAGGTGAATACACTGAATCTAAAGGTGAGATATTAGACGAAGGTGTTGGTGCAAAACTAAAACCTATTGAAAAAAATTTATTAGATGTAACTACAAAAAACCAAATATATTATTCAGAAAACTATCCTTATATGAATGCAAGTGTAGCAGATGAAAATAAACGATTTTCTATTTTTCCTCATACAGTTGCACAATACATAGCTTATCCTGGGGGAGGAAGAAGAATAGCTATTAGCTCTAGAAATATAGATGATTTAAATAGATATAAAAAAATGGGATTTTATGGTCCAGGTCTGGCTAAGCAAGGTGGGGTAGGTGATCCAGAAGGAGTTATGGCACATGAATTGGGTCATGCTGAAATTCTTGGAGCTGCTGTTGCTGTCCCTGGGGTTGGAGAGGGAGATATAAAACCACCTAGTTTTAGATTTGAAAATTGGGTTAGAAAAAATAATAAGTATTGGACAGGGGAAGCTGATACTGAAGGTATGTCGGAATCATGGATAGCCCATCAAAAAGATGTAAAAGAAACTAGGGCTGACATGATAAGGTTTCGTTATAACCTAGAAACAAAAGGTGTATTTAAATCAACTGGTGAATTTAAAGAGTTTACCGAAAAAGATTATGAAAAAGCTATTAAAGAGGACCCTAATAATAGGATTTTTAAAAAGTATGACAAAGAAGGAGTTATTTTCTTAATGAATAATATGGCTGATGCTGGAGACCCATCTGACTTAAATATAGATGACATGCCACAAGGTGATGTAAAGACAGCTAGTAAGGGTATGAAAATAGTTAAAAGAAAAATAAAAAATGCCTAGGGCCATAAAGAAAAAATTAATTGAAGCTGCTAAGAAGAAATTCCCTGCTGATAAGAAAAAACAAAATGCCTATATTTATGGTACTCTAAGAAAAATAGAGCAAAAATCAAATAAATAATGTATATTTACAAAGCAAAGTTAGATAGGGTGGTTGATGGAGATACCATTGATGTTCACATAGATCTAGGATTTAGCGTATCTGTTAAAAAAAGGGTGAGGTTTGTAGGCATCAATGCACCAGAATCAAGAACAAGAGACTTAAAAGAGAAAGCCAGAGGATTGGCAGCAAAGGATAGGGTGAAAGCTATACTCGCTGAGAATCCCAGCTTTACTCTTGAATCTACAGAGATAGGGAAGTATGGTAGAGTATTAGGAAAAATACATCTTAATGTTTTAGATGGAGTAGAATGTCTAACACAAATATGTTTAAACGAACAACTAGTAAAAGAAAATCACGCAGTGGAATATTGGGGAGGGAAAAGAAAGTAATTATGTTAGAAGATTATATATTAATAGAGGAAGCAATGTATAATGGTTATAAAATAGCTACTGGTAAAATGACTATTGAAGACCTTCTTGACGAAGACGAAAATATGGTTTCTGCTTTTTATCCTGATATGCAAAGAAAAAGAAAGATCACCTCCATAGAAAACATGATCGGTTATTTTGAATACGAAGAGCAATACGAAAAATGTGCTGAGCTATTGTTAATCAAAGAAAAAATTGAATCTTGAAATATTTGGTTATACACAATACAGGTTGTGAGGGGCTAGACAGAGATATACTAGCATCCAAAGGATTTCACTCCATCATTGAAAGAGATGGATCACTTACTATATTAGAAGCAGAAACAGAAACACCATATACCCTTGATACTTTTTCAGGCCCATCACGACATATATTATATGAAGGGTCTTGTGAGGAGAATGATATGTCCTACAAGCAATATGATGCTCTGGAAGTTTATGTCAACTATATGATACTAAGATATCCCAAAATAAAGATACTTGGGCACTACAAAATAGACTGGACAGAATGTCCATCTTTTGATGTTGATTTATGGCTTGACGACATAGGCGTTTCAAGCAAAAACATGTACTGCTCTTAATAAGCTAATTTAAAGCGTTCTAATGGACAAAACCTACCTCAAACTATATAGGCCTACTATGTTCTATTTTATGCAAAATTATGGCCTAAAACAGCAAGATATTGAAGTTTTAATGTTTAGTTATGACCTTTTATGGTTCACAAAAGGCTATTTAAAGGAGCATTTCCACCTAGGAAATAAGTATTTAGTGCATAAGTTTCCTGATCTAATAAAGAAGAATTATATCAATATATACCAGCCTAGGGCACATAATAGAGCTGAGAAATATACTATCTCTCAAAGAGGTAAGTTACTGGTTTCCAGATACTATAGGGTACTTGAGAGGGAAGAATATTTGCCAGGGTGTGATATATAGAGGTTTGGGGTTATATATATACACAGGGGGTAGGGTGTCGCCTACCGAAACGCAAACCGAAAATGGGGTATGTCTCTGATTTACAACTACTTACATAATTTTTTGGCATTTTTGCTGGGACATATCTCTTACTCGTTCAAACCAATATCTCTTTTCTTTGATTATAACTAATTGATTTCCAATAAGTTGGGTGTTTACTTAACATAATAATTATTATATGACATTTTCTTTGCGAGAAGCATACGAAACTGCAAAAGCACCTATGCTAATATTACCACATCCCAAAGGGTAAAATTGACACATCCCAAATAACATCGTTTTTAAGCGATTTAAGAGCATATCTCTTTTCTTTAGTATATACACATTGAAAAAAAAAGTTATGCAATTTACTAGGAGTGAAATAAATAAAATTTAAAAAAAATATATACTTTGCACAATAAAATAAATATACCTGCGTTATCATTATATATTAACTTAAAAACATAAAAACTATGACTATTCAAGACAAGCTAACAATCAGATTCCTATCAAGAAGATTCGGTAAAACTTTTCCAGCATCTAGCAGTGACTACATAAACTTAATGCAACTGCCTTACTTTCAAGAATGGAAAGATAGATTAACTTCAGATGATACAAGAAGTATGGATGATGAAAGTTTAAGAATTTACTTATCATTGAGGTGGTATTTTGTAATATCAACTGCACAATAAAAACAATAATCAAGCGTTATATATATAAACTTAAAAACCAATAAAATTATGAATGAGCAAAAAGAATTACAAATGAGATTAAAAATTCAATTACCTATGAGTTTT